GCAGCTGCAATACGTTGCATGTTTTCTGTAAATCCGCCGTCTACTTTAGGCCCCACACCCATAATATGATCTCCCACAATCGCTACAGGGCCTATAACCTGTATAATCTGACGATTCTCTTTAAGAAATTTTTCTTTCTTGGCTATAGATAAAAATTCTTCCCATTCTATTCCTGATGCTTCATCGTAAAATGTATATGTCGGCATTAAATTTCCTTACATTTAAAAGATCATTGTTATGGCCGCAAGAGCCGTGTTCGCAAGTATGATACCACCGATAATTGCTAAAGCTAAAATCATAATATTTCTCCTTATTATCAATTACTAATACTTATAATACTACATTGGAACTGTTTTGTCAATTCTCTTTTCATTTATTTTTCCATCTATAAAATATGTGATCACCAATTTCAATAGTACGAAGCTTAGCCTTTGCCCATGCTGGTTTCACATAATCTGCATGATAGAATGTCGCACCATCAGTTATATCTATAAGATTATATTCATTACGAATCATACCATTGGCAATATCTAAAAACCTTGCATATATTTTTTTCTCTTTAGGATTATCGGATAATCCGTCACACCACCATGAAAATTGGCATTTATCCCTGATAGGATAAAAAACAGCATCATTAGGGTCTTTAGTTTTTCGAGTCTTCCAACTCTCTCTAACGGGGCCTTGTTTAATTACCTGACACACTGTATTAGGAAATCTATCATCTCTAACTCTATTAAAAACCACAAAACTTACAGCAAGAGCACCACCGACACCTTGATCTCTGGCTTCATAGTACATATTCAATGCAAGACATTCAGCAGAAGGTTCCGATTTTGGAACTTCTGCTTGTACTGGCGATATCATTAATACTCCAGCAATTAATGCTTCTCCAAAACCCATTAACCGTTAGCTCCGCCAGGAGCTTGTGGATACATTTCGTGTTCAATTACCATGTAATTGTCATCCCAATCAAACGCTTCCTTTACCACATTTTCAGATAATCCCTTATATTTACGATGCAAGATTTTATCTTTTGCGGCAACAAGAATGTCTGCTTCATCAGGATGTAGAGCTTCTAGCAATTGAATAAACATGGATTCACGTTTATTCTGTGTAAGTTTTGGATTACCACCTTCAATATAATGATATAACTTACGTGCTTCATATGAGAGATTTGAATGTTCTGTACCCTCTGGTGCTTCATTAGCCACATAGGGTACATCACCCTCTGGAAGTGACCATTTGATTTTAGGATCAAATGAAGATTTAATAACCATCCTCAAAGATGCATCATTATAAAATTTTAGGTGATTAACCTTATCTTTCTTAGATTTGATTTTTGCTAGTTTACCCAAAATTTCTGAGTAAAGTGGTGTATATGTATCGACTGCCATTAAAATTCTCCTATCGATTCAGTGAGATTATTTAGTCTCTTTTGTATAAAATAATTTAGTAATTGACTACGATCTCCTGATGATGAAGACCTATAAGTTTCTAGAATTTCACTAGATAATTCTTCTGGTATATATGTAAGATCAATCAATTTTAGATTCCTTTGGTAGTTCCTTTTAACTTCATCATTAGGAGCTACGTCATTAAAATCATGATCTATCCAAGAAGAAATTTTCTTCTTTGTCATGGGTTTCTGTCGTAAACCATCTACAAAGGTATTATCTGGTGAAAGAACATTTGGAACACCATCACTGGCATCGCCTCGAAAAACATGTTCTTTGGCATATCTAGCGGGGTCTTCACCATTAATCATCTTTTTTGTAATAGGACTATACTGCTTCACATTAGGAAATCTTTGTAGCTGTATAAAATCCTTGTCACCAGAAAGTATCATAATTTCCTCTGCATATTCAGAACATAATATTGCAATAATATCATCCGCCTCTGCGCCATATACCTCTACTGATTTGTATGGCATAATGGTTTTAATTTCATCCTTAATGGTATTTAGACAACTAAAAATAGCGTCCCAATCTTGAGAAGAAGCTTCTCTACTTTTCCTGCGATTGTGTTTATATTCTGGAAAGTAATCACGCCTCCAATAATGCTTAGAATCGTAACATAATACTAACTCACCAAATTCTGATATAAAACGTGAGCGATACATGCGTAGGGAATTAAGTATCATATGCCGAACCATTTTTTCTTCTGGTTCTTTTTGCTTAGACATATGCATTTGCATCATAATGTTCGCCATCATTATTTGACTCATATCAACTAATATCATTTTGGCACATACATATGAGCATTAAAACTCATACTCCTTCTCTCACCCTCGCTCGTAAAGGGATATACAAAATGTCTAAGCCATGATGGAAAAACCAACAACTTACCCACTTCTGGTTTAAATTTCAAATTATCACTTCTAAATCCTTGGTTCTCCCCAAACATAAACTCTATAAGTCCATTTGCTGGATAATGATCTTCCCATTCCTTCTCTATCTCTTCATTCATCTTTGGCGGTAATTTAAGATAGATTACAGCAGAGAAGTCTCCACTGTGATGGTGCCAAGGATTATACTCGCCTGCATACTGACTAACCACCCAACTATGCGTTAAGTGAATATTGTCGATTGTTGGTACAGCATTATCAGCAATCTTTTTCCAACCATAAGCAGTGTTGTTTTTTATACAGTCTTTTAAATAATCAACACATGCACTTTTCATGGTGCTAAAAAGAAATTCCCTATGCTCTTTATTTTTTACAGGGATTTGAACTTCTTTGCTGACCTTACCTACTAACTTATGTGACCAATCCCATTCAATACTCGCAGATTCACTACCAAGAACCTTGTCAGCAGTATCGTTGACAATCTTTATGAACTTATCTGGAACAGTAGATTCCATTATCATTGGAGAAAAGGGTCTATGGAATTTCTGGGCCATCAACATCTTCTAACAATTCAACAAGAGCATTAATACTGTCAAAATCAACTTCTGTTTCAACTACATTATCATCTGACAGAAGCGTAACATGAACAAATTCTTCCACGAATTTATGGGTTGGGTGTGAAAATATGTAATCTCTATAAATAGTGCCCTGCACCAACTCAAAGATCATTGCTGCATCACGAATAAAAGAAGTTTCGTCAATATCAATATCGTTCTCATTCATCATCTGAATCATCTGCTGCATCACACTCATGGTAAGTTTATCGGCCGCGGCGATGGCCATTTGTTCAGCAATAATTTTCTTATCAGGAAGATTTTCTTTTCTTTTTGGCCACGGCCCTATTATTACGTTTTCTGGTAATCCGTTTTTTTCTGACATTTATTATTCCTTTATCTTCATTGAACATCTCTTGACTATAAACACCGATATCTGGATACCATACGCCAACACTACGTTTAGAATTTCCATCCTTATCATATGCCATAGCAACACATTTCCATTGTATTTTCTTTTCTTGATGTTCGCCATAAAAATTATCTATCCAATCTCCATCTCGCAGATATCTTTGCATATTACGAACATATCCTTCATGGTTACACTGTCTTGCATATGCACCTTTAACACCTTGTCTTACTCCAGCACGTTCTGCACTTGCAAGTTCTTTCTGTGTCTTAATCCATTGTTTAACTTTTTTTGGCTGAGTGGGATGGTCATCAGGCAAATCTCTCAAAATGGGATGTATCCCACTCTGTCCATAATCAGGATTTTTCTCTGCCCGTTTTGCCCTTGCCTTCTCCAGACGTTTTGCAGCAGCAGCACGTTGTTCCTCAGTCATAGGTTTACGTGGTTTGCGTTTCTTAGGCGCTCTCCACTCACTATTATCTGTAGTTACAGTTATCTTCTTTTTAGCCATAAAGATATTTATCCTTTAAAGTACATTACAAAACCATTGATAAAAATTGCACATGCAACCGCATTTACAACAATTAATGCTCTATCATTCCATACGATAGAAACCCATAACCATCCCGCAACACCAAGGAACTGTAAAACCATGTTCAAAGGGTATAGATCATTAGTTGTCGCTATCATTGCAAAGACAAGTATAACTGATGATACCCACTTAACATACCATACTAACGGATGGTGATGTTTGGCTGGGGTCATTGTTTTTGATGGATTTTCGTGACCTTTCAATTCTGAATTTTTCATTACTTATAATAGGGCTCTGTCATTTCCCATTCTCTAGTTCTACTATTACGACAAGCAGTCCCACGTATTTGCTTATTTACACCATTTACTACCATGTCAGTAGTAAAATCCCTACAATTTCCAACTGTTTTTGTGGGAGTATTTGTAACAGAAAAGTTTCCTTTTTTGTTCTGCCAAGAAACTGGCGTGTTATTATTAAATGAGTGAGTGATTGCTCTGCTCGCGAACATCTGATCTACTTTATCTATAGTTCCACCTACACTATGACCAAAAACCAGACCAGCTACACTGCCGACAGCAGTCGCAACTAATTTCCCAGTTCCATTACCGATTTGTGATCCTGCCAATGCGCCAACTCCGGCGCCGAGAAGAGCCCCGATAGTTGCTTTGGGCCCATACTTCGGTTTTGGTGCCCAATATCCCCTACCTGGCAAATAGAAATCTTTCTGTTGACAACCCAAATGGGGGTTACATCCAAGAGTAGGGTTTATGCCCGAAGGCATAAAACATCCACCCAAGGATACCATTAAAGCAGAACTAAGTAGAAGGCGTTTCAACGATCACTTCCCTATTTTTCTTGATTATCTTTTCAATATTTTGTAGCGACTTAGCTTCGTCCTTCTTTTCTTGATTTTCAACTTCTCGTTCAAGCTCTTTCCAAGCCTCTGTAGAACGAAGTCGGCTATATACCATACGATCCTTACGTAACCGATTGAGGATAATCTTAGATGCTTCCGTATCAGAATATTTCAACAGAACAAAAGCACGATATTGAGTTCCAGATGGAAAAACATCAATTTTAACTGGATTGTAACCAGAAACATCGACATTTGCAATAACATTTTTTGCAACTTTTTCAACTTCTGTCAAAATTCGAGAATTGACATCATCTTGACCAAATTTTGCAATCCAAGTTTTAGTCATTGCTTTAAGCTTACCGTTAATACGATCTGCAAGAACAACCTTACCATTTAAAGTAGCAATATCTACTGAAAGCTGTAAGTCTGGCGTAGTAGCCGACCCGACAGTAAAAATTGCGTTATCTTCTTCAGGCATTTCCTTATACCAATCAGGAATTTGCGAAACTGCAGCTTCAACCTTTTTAGTTTTATACTGAATTTCTGGAGTATTAACTGGTGGTACTGGATTAGTAGCACCACAGGCTCCAAGAGTTAAAGCAAGGATGGATACCCCAGCTATTAATTTTGCGTTCATCATTTAATTCCTTTCAATGTTTCAACCGCAATATCTCTAGCACCGCTGTCTAGAAATAGATTTTTGACTACAGGAATAATGTCAGGATAAAATAGCGTCAACAGTATTCCAAGAACAATTCCTACTAGAATTTTAAACATTATTAAGTTTCTTTTTCTACAGGAACTTTTTCTACAGGAACAACTTCCTCTACAGAATAATTATTCCAGCTTTCTCCCCACCTTTGAATGTCTTGACCAACACCAACGACAGTGCTTCCACACCCAGAGAGGAAACCAATTAAAAATACAATTCCCAAAATTTTACTTTTTAACATCACAAACTTTCATCTTTATGCGCCGACGGGTTTGGCCCCAATGACCAGCTGTATTATCCATCAACCCATTTACATATACTATTTTACACGAAACTCTACCTTTTGTCAAGGTACTTTGCAAATTACATTTTAGATTTTTTTCACTATTTAAAGTTTCGGGAATAACTTCTCTCATAATCTTAACTTTTGCTCTATTCTCTGCAAGTTCACATGCATCTTTTTGAGACATATCAGGGGCAAACATATATTCTCCATTTGATGAATACCATTTTCCTTTAACACGAGCTTCAATAGAAACTACGCATTTTAATATATCTTTTACTTTCGGGTTAGATTGTAATTCTTTCTTGATAAGTCGAACAGACTCTATCTTACCCTCATATACAACTTTATCCTTACTAGTATAATCGCAAGGGGTTTCAGTCGCAAGAGCAGTAGTAGTCAGTAATGTACAGACTAATATAGCTATTTTATTTGGGTTTGGAAAGTGCATCTCTCACTGTTTCGGCTACAATTTCAGAAATAGGGATTAATTCTTTATCACCATCTTTATCGGTAGTGGTTCTAATATAACCCCCGTTTTCTAGAGACTCTAAGCAAGAACCAATTGCATTTTCAACAATAGCCCTTCCTTCCAAATACCTACCCAACAAGTAGGCACCAATCATTAATCCAAGAGCGAGTAATGTGTGCGTGTATTCATTTAGTTCCATGATAATATTTATCCATCTAATTCATCATATATTACTATAATACACTATAACGGGGGGTTTGTCAACCCCTTTTTTACTTTTTTTTATCATGTAGCCTAATAAAATATTCTGCATCAATCACTACTAGGGGTTTCTGATTATTTCGTTTAATAAAAACGATAGGTTCATAGTCTCCAGAATTGAATTCTGCCTGTTCGTATGACTTCCATACGTTAAGTGATTCTTGGTTTTTGCATTCAATTGAAAACGGGAATTTTTTCCTAGCAGAACGAGCCATGATAAGGTCTTCCCCCCCAGCACCCATACTACGAGACTCTATATCTTCTGGATGCACATCCAATTGTTCTATAAGCTGATCACGAACCCACTGTTGAAATCTACGACCTTTTGCTTTAGCGCTACTAGTCCTCATCCTCCCACTCCATAATATCTCCCAAATCTTCATTCAAATCAGAACCGCAAAATGGACAATAAAGTATTCTATAATAATCTTCATCCATACTATGTTTTATTTGAAATTCGGCCTCACATGATTCACATGCGAGGATCATCATTGTATTTCACAAAACCCAGCACTACAGGCAAGTTCTTGTGATGCCATAGTCATGTCTGTTTTTTCATATTCTGCCAATTTACTCCACTCCACATTTTTTGGCATATTTTTAAGAAGAGCTTCATAGTCTTCTTCCTTACAATCTTGATAAGGTGCCTGTGTATATGTATGTTCTGAAAATGGTAGGAAACTTACTCCACTCATATAATCAAAATGTTTATATACCCATGCACCAACTTCTAACCATTCATCTTCTTTTACAGAAATTGTCACAGAAGGTTTGTGTTCACACCAATTATCTTGATATATTTTCCAGAGCTCCAACTGTTCTATAGCAGTCATGTCTGTACGAAATACAGATGTACCGTTACATTTCATAGGAAAAGAAAATACAGCTGTATGACTTGGATTCATCTGATCATCTTCTACTGGAAAACCAGCATCTTTCATCATCTTTGTAAGGGGGTCTTTCTTGTCACCACGTACTGTACGAATATAGTAAGGATTATGCCGTGCATGGATACCAGAAGCGGCATCAACCAACTGTGAGACTGTCCCAGAGGGTTTAACACATGTTATAGCAGAAGATTGAGGTATACCAAGTTTTTTTGCAAATTCTGCATTAGTTTTAACTGATTTATTTCTTAAATCTTGTAATATACAAGGTAATGTTTGATTCGGCCCCTTACTATTAAGAAGTTTATTGTCCATAATACCAGTAAGAGAAACCCCCAGAAGTCTCTCTTCTTCGCAATTATTTTTCCATGCAGCTGATACATACTTGAAGTTTACAAGCGTGGATTGAAACGTACCAAGAATGGTAGCTAAATGTACCTTCTCTAAAAGGGTTTCCCTAGTATCAATTGGCCTTACAACCACCTCTGAGAGATTACAGAATTCACGATTTCTTAGAATAATCTCAGAACAAGGATTTGTTCCAAAATCATAGCCATTTACTTCCCTTCTCCCATTTTTTGATGCCATCATAGCAGCACTTTCCCGATTAAAAATACCACGTTCACCAGACTTGGATTCATATAGAGCCTTCCACTCATCCATGAATATACCTATATCTGGTTTTTCTGTATAACATGCTGAATTATTTGCAAGTGACCGTTGCGGTTCTGTAGTCCACCACTGCCCATGTTTTGCAGCTCTCATACGGTCATCAGATACATTTGATAAACTAATCAATGCTGATCTACGAACGCCGCCGACAACCACAACATCTGCAATCTTGCATACAACATCATGACATTCAATGGAAGACAGTTTCCGGCCGGCGGCATTTTGAAATGTAGTTGCCGTAAAATTAAATAATGATTCTAAAGGCTCTGGACCTGATGCTCTACCACCAAAAGTCTTCAATGGTGATCCAGCAGGCCGTATTTTAGACATATCCCAACGAGGAATCTGTCCAATATACAACATTCCCACCAACTCCTTAAAGGCCTTTGCCCATCCTAGTTTACTATCTGCAACAACAATAACAGTATCAGAAGGATGAAATTCATCAGCAACACTGGGCAATTCGTTCACATATTGCCGTTCAACACTAAATCCTACACCAGTGCCATTCATTAATACGTAAAGAATCTCATCAAAAGTGGACGGCCTATCTACTGCAACATAAGAACAATTATATCCAGCGATATTCTCACGTTTAAGCGCTTCTCCAGCGGTCATGAGACAGCGCATAGAAGGCATTATCTGTAGAGTTAATACAGCTTCCTCTAACTCTTCCCTTAAAACTTTAGTTAGCTTATAATTATGCATATCCTTTAGATGTTCTGTGAAAAAATCAAAATACCGTTTTACTGTTTCATCCCATGTTTCTCTTCGTTCTTTGTCTGGCAACCACCTTGAATATCTTGATAGGTGTATAAATTCTTGGTAGGATGTTGGAAGGTAATTATTAGGCATCTATTTTTCTCCATTCTGAAAACCTTAACTGAGCAGCTGCTCCAAAAAAGGTATTATCTGTTATAATTTCTTGTACTTGTTCTTTTGTGTAACCCGCAATAACCATATCATTAATATCTTTGTGTATCATTGAATCGGGCCACAGGCATACGCTCTTTCCCTGATCAATCGTTTTCTCTATTTGTTTGTTGATTTCCTTATTCCTTGGTTCGTTATCATAGATAATTATCAAGTCACCTTTCATATTACTAAAATCTGCACCAGCAACTGCAACACAGTTATCCAGAAACAGACTATCCAACGGGCCCTCGACAACGTAGATAGGTTTACTCTTGTCTACTCTGTCCAGACCAAAAATCTTATTTCTATCTTCTAATTTGATAGTGATATACTTTGGTTGTTCCTTTCCAAATGCTCTTCCTTGATACGCAAATATTTCTCCTTTTTCATTTCTAAACGGTATCAATAATCTTGGGTGATCACCATCCAAGGAAGGGAATTTGTTTGGTATTAATGTGTTTGTGAATTTATAGAATGACTCGCAGAGGTATAAGTCTTTAAGCGCCCGGTTCGGTAATTTTCGTCTTTCAATAATTTTTCTAGCGGGATGATCTTTTCCCAATTTTTCAAGTGAATTGAGAGAACTAAAAATATCTTTGGATCGAAAAACTGGGACATCGAACTTAAACTCCGGCTCAGGATTATTAGTTTTAACCCCTTGTTTGTATCGTTCCATTATATAGTCTTTATGAGTTTTAGAGTCTACTTGGATTAATAATCCACCTAAAGTCGCACCAACACCACAATTATGACATTTGTAGAATAGATCGTTTTTCTTTCGATAAACGAATCCTCTTGCTTTAATCTTTGATTTTTTGGAATCCCCACAATAAGGACAACGAAAGTTCCAAAGGGCTTCCCCCTTTTTCTTGAATTGTTGTAATTGTGGTGAAATTAGATTTATGTATTTTATATCAATGTATGAACTCATTGATATATAATACTACATTAGACAGGCTTTGTCAACCCCCAAAATTAACAAATTTGTGTAACATGAAACCTATAACAATAGAACTGCCTATAAGAACATGACGCCATTTCTCTAAAACCCCTACCCTTATAACAAGTTCATCCTTGACTTTTTGAATTTCTTTATTTTGTGCTGCGTGCTGAGCTGCACTTGCTGCCATAATTTCTGTTTTATTTGTAGTAATTCTAGAATGTAGATCATCTATCTTAGCAGCCAATTCGTTACGTCTTACCTCTATCTGTTCCTCTGCCTGAAAAATTGCTTCTTCTTGTCGAGCAATTTTCTCTTCGTGGACTGCAAGCATTCTATGAATTGAGTTGGAAACATCGGTTAATTTCTCAATAGCTACATCTATTCGATCATGAATCTTTGATTGATCATGAACTTCTTTTTCAAGAAGTTTAACCTTTGTTTCCAACTCAGCCATTATATTAGCCTTTCTTTAATATAGACCAAGCACCCCACGCAAGAGCTCCCCAAAGAATTACTTTGGTTAAAGGTATTGCAAAAAACAATACTGCAACTGCTGCGGCAACTATAATAACGCCTTGATGACTTGATCCTTCTCCAACTCTTTCTGATATCCAAGAACTAATCATATTATTCTCCTTTTTCTAATTTGTTAACTCTGGCTTCAAGTTCGCCAATCTTCTGATTGACACGGGGATATTTCTTCTTCCAATTATCTTCATCTGCAAGAACCCTCAATCCCAACTTTTTAGAAGCCCATGTCGAAACATCGTCAACCTTTTTATAAAACCATATTCCTAACTTAGTATCAGCAAACCAACTGTTAGCAGCCATACCTAATATGCTGCCTGCTATACTAGAAATCAACCAGAACCACATTATTCTTCAAAACTACTAGTTGTAGATGAATCACCCCAAGCAGCTGGTGTACATATTTTTGGTCTGGTGAAATATTTATATAATTTATAAATACCCCAAGTTAGAGCTATTGATCCAACACCGACACTTACTCCTGAAATAAATGGATTATCATCTATCCATATATGGGCAGAGGTTAAACCTAATGCACTAAGAATAGCAACTAATAGGGGGAGATAGCATACTGGGCACATTATTTATTCCACCTATTTAATTCTTCCCAACCTTCCCAATCTGGAATTGAAACACGAATTTTATTGATAGTTTTCACAAGCATCTCTGCTAATCCAAAGCCTGAATATATAAACGGGAAAAATGCATGAATAAAGGACATGATGCCTATATACATTAATTCTGTGGCGGCTATAATAGCTACCCAGGCATGATAACAATAATAAGAAAAATTATTATTTCGGCCTGCTAACTTTGCTGCGTTTTCTAAATGACTTGCCATCTAATCCTCCTTTCCTACCATGCATAATTCACAACGACATTGTTTACACACTTCTGTTTGACCCTCTATACCATGATTATATGGTTCACGGCGAAAATCTTTATATAAAGTGCTGTCACAATGTGATTCATTTCCGCAATTTTTACAGTTGATCATCATCGTCTTCTCTAGGGATAATAGACCATCGGCCGAACAATACAACTGCATAGTATGCCGCTTTAATTTTCCAATATGATACTTTAGGTTCTGCATCTTTCATAGCCATCAAAAATACTTTATCTGCTGCTTTCTTTGCGAGAGCAACACCTTGCATGTCAGGTTCTGGTTTTGCACGATATTGCCGAATCCTGAGATACAGAAGATCGTGAATAATTGCTGCACGAGCAATATCCCAAGGCGCAATTAAATTCCAAATTCCCCTTGGAACACTAGCAAGATCAGTAGTAAATCCTTTTTTACATGTTATTCTATGAGCAGGACATTTTACACCAATCTTCTCCAAAGCATCAACATCAATATTTTGATCTCGATAACTCAGCGCACGTTCCAAAACCCATTTTCGGGGGGGATTATATTCCGCCAAGATTTTATTATTGAACTTCCCCATATTAGCTCCTATTTTCTTTTGCATCTAATAGAGCACGATCTGCAGCTCTCTTTGCTGCATTGGCTTTCTTTATATCTTCTGCAATTATTCTTTTTGCTTCTACCTCAGCAACTAATTTTGCCTCTTCTGCACGTTTCTTGTCGCGACCTATTTTTTCTGCAGCTTTCTTTGAAACTTCATCTACAACATCTTCAACTGCCTTTGCGTATTTCTCTGTTATTTTATTTGCATCAATTGTTGCCTTTCTTCTAACTTTTTCTGCTGCTATCATTTTTTCCTCTGCAAAACTTTCTGCAATTGTAGCTTCCAGAACAGCTCTGTTTAGTTCTTCTTCACTGGCCATTTATTTTTCCTTTACATGTTTCTTATCAAATATAACTATACCTGTTGCAACATCATCACTAACTGCTCCATCGTATCCTTTATCTTTCAACAACATTGTTAGCATTCCAGCAAACATTGGGTCATCACTAAATTGTTTGGGCCCGAAACCCATTTCTGTCTTTACGTCAGCAAAATCTTTGTCTGCTTCAGAATCAACTATTTTTAATCCTCTCCTAAGTTTATATTCTTTTACCTCACCACCAGCACCTTGTCTATCTGCAAAAGTCTTAGCCATGCTTTCACTCCATGTAAGATATATTCCCTTACCTAAAGCACCGATTCCTGTTCCTTTACCGCTTCGACCTACACCTCTATAGAATACACCATTATTCTTTTTGTAAATATAATCCCACATGGAAGCTTCTTTAAGGTGTTGCTTAAAAGTCTTCATTTTTCCTTCTTTTCAAGCTCTTCTTTTTTCGGACTTACTGCTTTTTCATAATATATAATAATCTGTTTTTGTTGTTCTATATATCTTTTTATTTCAGCCAT